CACAGATGGCAAGACCAAGAAGCCCAGAAGAATTCTTAGAATATATAAAGAAAACTTCATTCCAAAAAGGAGTCAGAGCAGGGCATAAGAAGATAGTAGAAGATGGTCTGACTCCAGTAACAATCTATGACAGGGAGTTAAGGAGACTAACAGAAACTAGACAATCTTGGCTAGTCATAGGAATGATTGGACCTTTTATTGAGGAGGAATAAGATGCTAACGAAAGAAGAGAAAGATCAACTGGTATTGGATAGAGCTAATGCCAAAGTTAGATGTGCAGCAGTTTGGGAAACTATTTTGCATATTAGGAAGATTCTCAAGACCTACGAAACTGAACACTGGAGATGGAGTAAAAAATTTGAAAGAGCTGACAGAGCACTTGCGGAAGAAGAAAAATTAACCAAAGTTCCATCACCTGGCAAGGAACCTAAGCAAGTTGCAGTTACTTTAACCAGAGAACAAGTTCTGCAGATTGCAAAAGAGTTAGGAGTAGAAATAAGATTAGAAGAGAAAGGAGGTGAAGAAGATTACGTTTGAAGACTAGCATCACCTTGAAGCAATTACCCCAAATTGTGTATTGACAAACATTATGTAGTTCTGGTAAATTGGTTGGAGTGTTTCTTATAAACCCATTTAAGAGGAGGTTAGTACTATGCCAGAGAAATTAAGTATTACAGCACAGATTCCAGCAAAGAAAGATGCGGAAGGAAAGGTTATCAGTCAGGGCCTTGGGCCTGCCACTATCGTTGTGGAGACTGGTAAAACGGCGGAAGAGATGATCAAGTTATTTGGTGATGAGGCCGTGGCCACTAACGCCAATGCAAACTGGGTCGTCACTATCCAAGGAAATGTCAGGGCCAGGCTGAAGAAAGGTGAGAATCAGGATCAGATTCAGGCCGGTCTCGGCGGAGCCAAGATGGGCGTTGCACAGAAGGGTGCTAAGGTCGATCCAATTCAGGCTTACCTGGCCACGTTCCAGAGTGCTACACCTGCTGAACAGCAGAAGATGATGGCCGATCTGCAGAAGAGAGCTGCGAAAGCTTAACTTTTTTCTCCTTTCATGTGTGGAGTGCCCTTGGTAATTGTGCTGAGGGCACTTTTTAAACCCTTTAAAATTGTACAGAGTAGTAGAAATATGACAAGATTGTTAAATTTTTAAACGAACTAAAACGAAAGAGAGGAAAAGCAGATGATAAGAAAACTGAGGAAGTTAGCAAAGCTTGCGGGGAACTATGCCAGTGTGTCCTGCCACGGAGACTATTATTCAGTCTACGATTCAGAGACTGGAAAACTACCAAAGAGACAATTTCACACCTACCCAAAAACCTACCGAGAACTTCTTGATGATCTAGACAAAAGAATAGCCTTGCTGGAGGCTTCTGATGAGTAATTGGCAGCGTTGGAAAGGGATAATGAAATGCTATCCGTTTGAAGAGAAACGTTTAGCTAAGTGGGAACCTCCTTACATTGTCCAGCCTAAGTATGACGGAGTTCGATGCCGCGCTGTACCACTTGAGACTGGACCAAAAGGTAATGAATATCTTCTGCTTTCAAGTGAAGAGAATGTCCTTTACAGCGTACCTCATTTAAATAGAGTCTTAAGTGATTTACAGCTTAGGGCTGAATTAGATGGTGAACTCTACTGTCATGGAATGTCTTTTGAAGAAATCCTTTCTATTACATCACGCACTGTCAATATTCATTCTATGCATGGGAAGATACAATTTCATGTCTTTGACATCATTAACGATCAGCCACAAATAAAAAGACAAATCTTGGTAGATGCTTTAAGAGGTATGAATCCTTGGATTCAAGTCGCACCTTTCTGGGTGTGTACTGATCTAGATGAGGTGAAGAGTACCTATGACAAAATCATAGGGCTTGGCTACGAAGGCATAATTGTCAGACACTTCCAAGCACCTTACGTAAAGAAGCGAAGTATTCACGTGATGAAGTTCAAACCAAAGAAAAAAGATATCTATGACATCATCGGATGGAAGGAAGAGATTAGCAAAGACGGAATACCGAAAGGTCGCATCGGATCTATCGTTTGCTCAAGTCAAAAAGGTGATGAGTTCGCAGTTAGTGCAGGGCTTGACAGTGATGATAAGTCTAGACTATGGGCCGTTCGAGATGAGTTGGCGGGAAAGAAGATCATTGTTCACTATCAACATCTGACTAATAAACAGATTCCAAAAGGAACCTTTAATGTGGAGGTGATTGAAGATGACAGATGAAAAAGAAGAGATGGGATTTGGACAGTCTGGAACAGAGATCTTTGAAACTCTACATGCCGGACTGAAGATGGCCCAAGGTGAGGAAGCAAAAGTACAACTTAACACCTTTGCTCATATCCAAATGCTCTGGCTTCACGCAAGAGCCCTTGCAGCTCACTGTGAATGTCTAGGGATGAACGCTGAGAATATGTGGGCTGCTATTGCTAATGCTAGTCCAGTATATAAGAGTGAACATTACTATGAAATATTGCAGAAGTGGGGACTTATAAGATAATTAAAAAGAAAGGAGAAAAGCTATGTTTAATATAACCTTCTACATCGCCGGAGTACAGCATCATCAGATGCATGGAGTTCTTAATCTCTTACGAGTTGAGGACACTTTCGTCTTGACAGCCGAGCCAACTAACAAATACGATCCTAATGCTGTCAGGATCGAAGATCACAGAGCCGAAGGAGTCACAATGTGTGGCTATGTGCCGAAGAAGTTTAGTTCCGAAGTGTCTGCCATGCTTACTATTGGCAAACCCTTAACCTGCAAAATAACTGAACTGTTTCCAGATAGAAAACCCTGGGAGCAGTGCAAGGTAACTATTGAGGAGGTAGCAGAATGAAAATAGTATATTGTAGCAACTGTGGCACACGCCTTAATGTCCTACGTAAGGCCATGCCTAAATACGGAGCTGTTATTAACGTAGTCGAGTTCCATGAATGTCCAGATGAGATCGCCGAACTTGACTTGACTCCAGTTGACATTCCATCCTTTGATCCTCCTGAGGATAAAGACCAGTTCGTTCAAAAATTAAACGAACTTTCTCCGTTATCTCCTCTTGCTATGTCAGAACCAGGGGATAGAAGAGGTAAAGAGTTCATCAAATCTGATGCCACATCGAGTGCCCCTGAGAATCTCCTTAACAACATAGGAGATATGCAGAATACAGCCCCTGAAAATGAACCTACTGGAGACCCAGAAGATGTCTAGAGTTTATATAGTTAACAAAAGTGCACATGACTTCTCACCCGCTAAGAGGTTCGGCGAGTTGATTTTCCTTAGCGAGGGCCCTATGAATCGGTATAGCACAAACAACATGCACAGGTTATTCACTGCTATTATGAAGGATTCGGAACAAGATGATCACATAGTTCCATGTTCTCTCAACGTAATGAACAGTATAGCCTGTGCTTTGTTTGCAGTGAAGCATAGGAAACTTAACCTTTTGTTGTTTAAGGAAGGAGAATATCTGGAAAGGAATATAGTATTTTAGAGAAGAAAATGGTAACCTTTTGTCTTACAGTAACAGTAGTTAGTTGTGTAATCGCTGGACTGCTCTCCATTAGAGCATATATATACTTTGGAGAGATTACAGATGAATTAATCATAAATGAATTAACGAAAGGAGAAAAAGAATGATTACAGAAAGAACTTTGAAAAAGTGGCGGAGGGAAGCTCTTATATTTGAGCAAGACATAAAGGGAATGGAAGAATCAGAGCCTATACTTAGTTTATGTATACAAGTCATTCGCATGACACAGGAACTCCTAGATCAACATTTGCTAAGGAGGGATGTGAGGTGAGAATAGTAAAACAGACTATGCTTGACAGATTTATAAGTTTTCTATTTAATAAATGTGAGGAGGAGACAAATGACCTTCCCAATAACTGAACACCCAACTTGGTCAATCCGAGATTCCTCCAAACTAGACACTCGTCTCCAATGCCCTAGGCAGTACTTCTTCGAGCACATACTTGGATGGAGAATGGATCAGCCCGCCCACGATCTATACTTCGGTGAAGCTTGGCATAAAGCTAGAGAATTCCAACTTCTCAACGGCTACGAAGATATCAAAGGTGCCTTCAATGCCTTCAGTGAACACTACCGTCAAGAATTCCATCCAGATACCGATGCCATCTATACACCCAAAGATCCAACCAACGTCTTCAATGCCCTCATTAAATATTCCAGTGAGCGACAAACTGACCTTATGGAAAATGAAGTGGTTGAGTTAGATGGAAAAAAGATGACTGAAATTTCTGGCACCGTACCTGTTGACGAGAATAGAGTCCTCCACTACCGAATGGACTCTATCATGAGACGCAAAGCCGACAGTAGAATCTTCTCTTGGGATCATAAGTCTGCTAAACGTTTCAGTCGTCAATGGCGAGAGAAGTTTCATCTAAGTGTTCAGAATGGCACCTATACCCACTGCCTTTATTGCATGTTTCCTATTGAAGAAGTCTTGGGAGTAGAGTTTTGCGGCACTGCATTCGAATTCTTGAAGCGTGGAAGTAAGAATCGCTCTGCAGGCTATCACATCTCTTTTGAACGAGTACCTGCATTCAAAACTCCTGAACAGATGAACGTCTGGCTATGGAACACTGTTGATTTATTAGATGATTTGGATAGAGAAACTGATCGACTATTTCATTGCAAAGAGGAAGACACTGTGCTAATGGCCTTCCCTATGAATACCAATAGTTGTGCAGATTACTTCGGCTGTGCCTTCCATGACTTCTGTCTTGCATGGCCTAATCCTCTCCAACAGTGTTATGAGCCTCCTATAGGGTTTCGAGTAGAATTCTGGAACCCTGCGGAGATGAAAACTTCAGTTAAGAAGGATTTAGAATGGAACAAGTAATAAATATAATGAATATGAGGAATGTTAGACCTTCAGAGCCTTACGACTTTAGGGTCGATAGAGCATCTCCACTGGGAAACCCATTCAGAATGTCTAATGAATCTCAAAGAGATATAGTATGTGACAAGTACAAAGAATGGATAGATACACAAATCCTGAAGAAAGACCCAAGTATCCTAAGTGAATTGACTAGCATAAGAGGTGCACTCGATATATATAAAGAAGTTAGACTATTCTGCTGGTGCACTCCAAAGAGGTGTCATGCTGAGACTATAAAACATATACTGGAGAGTTAACTATGAAACAAATAGCCACCTGTACTGAGTGTGTAACTGAGGAATCACAAGTACTACGTCCTTGCAAAGAAACTTATGCCTTCCGCTGTGTACGGTGTAGTAGAGTGGAAGAAATAGGCTGGACTGAGAGATGGTTACTCAAAGATACACTAGTAATCTATGACTCTGAGCACTTAAAATGTCCTGAAGTAGATGAAAAAGAAATATTTGAGGAGGCTTGAATGAATGAAATAATGTCTTTCTTCGAACTAAACCCAAGAGAACTATGGTGCTTAATAATAGGCCTCTTTATGGGAGGCACTAGCGTAATCCTCTCTTACATGTTTCTAAGATGGACCTTCGAGGAAGGAAAGGAGCATAAATGCCCTACGATTATAAAAGTGAATTAAAGAAAGTAAAAGAATACTATGAAGGTGACCCTTTACAAAAGCGCTTCTCAGCATTGGTAACTGGGGAAACGAACGCTGGAAAGACATTTCTGCTGAGAAGTGCACGTTTCCCAGTTCATGTAGATTCCTTCGATCCAGGTGGGACAAAGTGTCTTCGTGACCTAATCGCCTCAGGTGATGTAGTAGCCGATACTCAGTGGGAATCAGATGATCCTTTCTCACCTGACAAGTTCGCTGCGTGGATGAAGGCTACCGAAATTCGTCTGCAGATAGGATACTTTGAGAAGTTTGGCACCTATTGCATTGATAGTGCTACCACTTGGGGAATTGCAGTTATGAATTATCAACTGGCTGGTCAAGAAGATGCAGGTGGAGTACCAAAGCATCGCCGAGACTACAATCCTCAAAAGGTTCACATGGTTAACTATATCCACAAGTTGATGCGTATCCCTTGTGATTTCATCTTGACCGGTCACTTGAGGGAAATCAGAAAGCTGGTCCGAGTAGACGCCAAAACTGGGATCAATTATGAAGACATCAAGTATCGATTCTACACCACCGGCCAGGCAGTCATTACTATACCTCTCCTATTCGATGAAATCTATGTCTTATCAGGACAGGATGGAAAGGGCCGTGAGCCTAAGCGTGAAATGCTGATTGATTCATTAGGTGAATATGTCGCTAGGTCTCGACTCAAAGCTAATGGTAAACTAGATGCAGTTGAACCTCCTGATATTAAAGGTCTGCTTAAGAAAATAGGCCTTGACTGGAGCGATAAGCCTAAGTTGGAAGTTGATTAGTTTGTTCAATTTTTAAACAATCTGAAAAAGAAAGGAGGTGATGAAAGTGGAGGAAGCACTCACAGGTTCGAGGGAGAGTCATCTTGTGGCAGAACTGGGACATGCCCATAAGGCATCCGATGGTCTATTAACCAAGATAGACCAACTTGCTGATATGCTACAGTGTGTCTTGCGACAGGAACCAATGACAAAGAGCGAAGATGCTCCCGAAGAGGTTCTTGTAGAAAGAGCTGACAAAGTGAGGCAGATAAGGAAGACGATTGAAAGAGGATCAGCTTCAATCTCACTCATCATCAATTGTCTCGAAGTCTAAACATTAACCTTTAACTCTCAAAGGAGGAGCATAAAAAATGCTTACAGACTACAGTGATTTAGAAAAAGAAATAGCGGAAGCACCTGAACCCAAAATCTTACCTCGGGGAACTGAGGTAAAAGCCAGAATCATCGGAGTTCGTGAAGGTATTTCAGAAAAGAACGATGCCCAGTGGTATCAGCCAGTCTTTGATGTGCCTGCTGAACCTCTTGTTCTCGAGTTCAATGGGTTCCTATGGGACCTGAAGGACCGAGACAAACTCAGCCCCAAAATGGCTGCTCGCGCCCTGAGCGACTTCCACAAATTCGCTGCTGCGTTTAACCTTGACTATTCCAAGCCTTTTGATTGGGTCGATGATCTGATCGGTCTGGAAGGTTGGGTCATTCTTGGCGTGAAGAAAAGTGACGAATACGGAGATCAGAACACTATCTCTAAATACGTTGCTGGGAAGTAAATCAAGTGTGCCAGTAAGGTCAGTGGATGATTTCCTGCGCTTGGCCGATAACAAAGGTTCAGGAACGTCCTGAGGCGACTCCTGCAAGCCTTTATGCTTCAGGGGCCAGATGGGAGTACAGATAAAGTATACCATTAAACAGGATGAAATTGAGAAACGCTTACTGGCACTCCAGTTCGTTTAATAATTTAACAATCTTATGCTAATTAGAATAACATCACCTTGGTTCGTTGCAGGAGTTGAAATACTTCCAAATGGAAGTAAGCGTGCAGCTCCTATTATTCACTATATGAAGAACTTCACAATTAACAAAATCCTTAGCTATTCCAAGAAAAGAGGGTGGAAAGCTATGGTTTATTACAAAGGGAGGTATATAAATGAATAAGGAAACTTTTGACAAGTATAAGAATAATCTGCTTCGCAAGGCAGCCGATAAGCGGAAAGAAAAGGAAGAGGAATACTTCAGCACAAAGGACTCACTCGGAAACTTTCGTCGTATAGCTGTATTTCGCAACTCATCTACCCCAGTTGCCATAATGGACCTCGGAGCGAAGTCTCTTCAGTCAATCTCAGACATGGTCAATGACGAGTTTCTCGGAGACGATCTTGGAGATGAAAAACCTACCCTCGCACAGTGGGATGAGAAGTTCGTCGATGCTATCAATTATCTTCTCAAACTTTACGCCTCAGTGAGAGAAGCAAGAGGAGAATAACATACAACATTGTGCAATTTCTAAAACTTGGAGGAAATTCAAGAGATGACTTGTAAAAACTGTAGACCGTCACCAGGGAAATTGATAACAATAGATGGACGGGGTAGATGTTCTGAATGTGGAAGGGATTGTATACCACCAGTCCCTAGTAAAAAGACAGACAATTCAAGATGGGACAACTATTTCCACGACATCTGCAAAACCATCTCCTCCAAATCTTCCTGCCTCTCCCGCAACATAGGTGCTATCCTCGTGCGAGATCATTCGATAGTAGCAACAGGCTACAACGGTCCTCCACGAGGAACACCTCACTGTGGACATGAGAGATTTATGAAGGACAGTGTTCTAGGCACAATGAGAGGAGAGTGGACACGACCTGAAGTTGTAGCCAAAACTTGTCCCCGCAGACTGATGGGATTTGAATCAGGAACCCACATGGAGCTATGTCCTGCCCAACATGCCGAGCAGAACTGTATCTCAAATGCTGCAAGGTTAGGAGTTGCTGTTGAAGGTACAACTCTTTACATGAACTCAGTTATTCCATGCCAGAATTGCTTTGGCATTCTAATCAACGCAGGTATTGTAGAAATAGTAATCAACAAAGCAGAAGTATACGACAAGCATACACAATTTCTAATTAACAATTCATCTATAAAGATAAGGGAGTTTGAGATATGAGAATATTAATACTAGGAAACGATGGCTACATTGGCTATCCATTAACCATCCATCTACTAAGGAAAGGCCATGAAGTCTTTGGAGTAGATGATCTTTCACGCAGACGAAGAGTAAATGAAGTAGGTACTGAATCTCTAACACCTATCATGCCTGTAACAGCCAAACGTTACTATCTCAAAGCCAATTACAAAAACTACATCGACCAAGTCAACCTTACACTTGGAGGAGTCCCACCAAATTTTATCAATTCTATCTTAGCCTCTTTCAAGCCAGACATTATTGTCCACTTAGCTGAGCAACCATCTGCTCCGTGGTCTATGAGAGATGTAGGATTTGCAGTCCAGACTCAATATGAGAATGTAATAGGGACTTTGCAACTTCTCTGGGCCATGAAGAAAGAATGTCCTGATGCACATCTGGTTAAATTGGGAACGATGGGTGAGTATGGGACGCCTGATTGTGATATACCTGAAGGAGAAATCCCTCAGGGTTGTCTAGCGTGGTATGAGAGAAAAGATATAGAAGAGATGCAATGTGAGTGTCCCATGCAAGGCCTACCCTTCCCTCGCTCTGCAGGTTCTTTCTACCATCTATCCAAAGTCCATGACACTCATAACATCATCTTCGCTTGCAAAGTCTGGGGCCTACGCTCAACTGACATCATGCAAGGTGTTGTCTTCGGACTGAACGATCCAGAGAATGAAGAGGAAATGACCCGCTTTGATTATGATGAGTATTTTGGTACAGCTATCAATAGATTCTGTGCTCAAGCTATCATAGAGCATAATCTTACAGTCTACGGCAAAGGCAGTCAAGTACGTGGCTTCCTGCCATTAAAAGACTCAATCCAATGTCTAACAATAGCTATTGAAAATCCTCCTGAGGAGGGTGAGTATAGAGCCTTTAATCAGTTTGAAAATATATACTCGATCGACAGCTTGGCAAACATAGTCCACGAAGAGGCCAAAACTCTAGGCCTTCAGACAGGAATTGAGTATATGAAGAACCCTCGTATTGAGGCAAGTCAACATCACTATAACCCAGTACATCAAAAGCTACTTGACTTGGGCTACGTACCTACCACAGACATTCAAAGTGAGATAGCCAAACTACTTACCGAACTACTACCATACCAAAAGAGAGTCAACCCAGAAGTTATCTTACCAACTACAAAATGGAAAGAAGGAGAACTAAATGCCAGACACAGGAGAATATAAGCCTCGTTTTAGCTTCGAGATTACCGAAGAACAACAACAGCGAGCTAACAAACTCCTTGCCACCTACGGTCTACGCAAAGCTATCTTTGGCCGAATTCTAGAAGATGTCCTTGACATGATTGACGAGTTTGGTGGCGTAGCTATTGGAGTAATGATGAGTGGGAAGTTGAAACCTAGAGATGTTATCTCTAGTATGAAACAAGCAGAGGAGGTGGGGAAGAAATGACAATACAAGAAATGTTAGACGTGGAACTTAATAGTAGTATCTGGAATAAAAAATCAGGACATGATATACTTCGTGTACCAGGAGGATGGATATACTTTGATTGGGACTATCAATTAGAGGAACGAAGAGTCCCTGGAACCTTTGTACCTGAACCCAAGGAGACTTCCTAATGGCCAACTTAGATGATCTCAACTACAAGTCAATAACTGACATGCCAAACGACGAGGCAATTGAACTTCTCCGCAACCTTCGCTTATCTCGTCGCATACCTATAAAGAAAACTAAATCCACCACAAGAAAGAAAGCAAAAGCTGCACCGCAGGTTAATCAAAACCAGGCTGCTGAACTACTAAAAATATTAAAGGGAGGTGGAGATGTCTGATATACAGGTAGGTAAAGTTGACATGATAGGACTAGATACAATAGTCATAGAAGACCGTGCTCGTGAGGAGATGGGTGATCTAGATTCACTCGAAGCTAATATGAAAGAGAGTGGCCTAATTTCACCGTTAGCTGTTAAAGAAAATCCAGATGGGACTTACAAACTCTTAGCAGGAGAACGTAGGTTTCTTGTCCTTCAGAAGAATAAAGTGGATGTAATCCCAGTCCGTATCTATGACGATGATTTAACCAAGCTTGAAATGAAAGTAATAGAGAAGTCTGAAAACTTCCACCGTAAAGATATGGAATACTGGGAGTTTGATTCCTTAACTCTGGACATCCACGAGATGCAACAACAACTCCATGGTGTAAAAGCTCCTGGGCCTGACCAGAGTGGGTGGTCTCTTGAAGACACAGGAGGGTTGATTGGAGATGCTTCCAAAGCTGCTGTGTCTATGTCTATTAAAAGAGCCGAAGCTCGTGAAGCATTCCCTGACCTATTCGACAACTGCAAAACCGCCAGTGATGCAAGCAAAGTCCTCAAGCAAGTTGACGAAGCTCTGATCAAGCACACTATTGCACAAAAACTTGAATCGGAAGGTACTAATGAGACACTCCAAGAATTATCCAAGCACTTCATTGTCAATAGTTTCTTCAAAGGTGTGAAGGAAATCCCTGATGGCATCATGCACTTGGTAGAAATAGATCCTCCATACTCTATCGATATTGCGAAAGCGAAGAAAATAGATGGAGTGTCAAAGTATCAGATTACTGACTACAACGAGATATCTAAGAGTTCCTACATGGATGGAGATTTGGAAGGCGAATGGCGAGGCATGAATGAAGTATTCAAAGAATGCTATCGAGTCATGGCTGATCATAGTTGGCTCATCTGTTGGTTTGCACCAGAGCCTTGGTTTAATCTTATATATGAAGGGATAAGAAATGCAGGATTTGAAACTACTCGCATGTGCGGTATATGGACGAAGCCTAGTGGACAGTCTAAACGTCCGGAGATGCACCTGGCAAATACCTACGAAATGTTCTTTTATGCTTGGAAAGGTCGACCGGCCCTCAATAAGGCAGGAAGGAGTAATAACTTTGTGTATTCTCCAGTTCCATCCAATCAGAAAGTACATGAAACTGAACGCCCAACTGAGCTAATGACAGACATCTATGACACCTTTGCATTTCCAGGTTCAAGAATTCTAATTCCTTTCCTTGGCTCAGGTAATGGGTTGATAGCTGCACATGGGTTAGGAATGAGTGCAGTTGGGTTTGAACTTGGAAAAGGTTACAAGGATAGTTTCCTTGTGAAAGTACATGGGATGAAATAAGTTCGTCAAAAAATTAAACAATCTTAATGGAGGTTAGCTATGGCTACTGTA